ATTAAGATTTGCTACAATTGATACTATCGGCACCCCTTTCATTTGACCATCAAATATACTATGGATATGATCATAATGTTCTCTCATCATAGTGCCTACTTCATATTTATTAAATCGTATAGGACTAAATTTTGTAAGCCATGGTGCATTAGTTTTTTCTCCTGGTGTGCTATGTTTTATTTGATAATTTTCTAATGCTTTTACAAGATAAGGTGTTATTTTATTTTGTTGTTCTTTAGTACAAGGCATAACATCTAATTCTTTTTCTTTTTCAGATTGAAATGTTCCTGCAGCATAGTTATTCCAAGTATGTTTTTGCCATTCTTTTTTATTACATTCATCTATTAATTGTTCACACACCTCTGCAGGTATATGATTTTCTACGTATATGTAATCTTTAATTGTGCTCATTTATCATTCTCCTTATATCTAGATGGGTTAAACTATCTTTACTACCTAACGTATCAATACTAAATGTATTAAATGACATACTAATTCTAGGTTCGTCACCTTGATTAGTAGGTACACTGTGTTTTAAATTAGATGGAAACAATATAAGTTCTCCATCCGTGCAAGGTAATAAAAATGTTTCTGAGTTTAAATTATTATATTTTTTAGGATCAAGTTTTATTCCATGTTGTATTGATTTAGAAAAAGATATGGGTGGTAGTTTAGAATCTTGTCTAAAATAAAATACACCACTTATAATACTATTAGGGTGTACATGTTCGTGATGTTTAGATCCTTTTGGATTTTTATTTAACCAACACTGTGTAACAACTAACCTTTGATCTGATTGAAATACATTTTTAGTAAATTTATTTAATGCCTCATAAATAAAATTTTTTATATTTTTAAATTGTTCGTGATCTAATAAATAAGTATCTTTAGATTTAAAATTTTCATTAGAGTTTTGTTTAATCCAATCTAATGTATTAATATGTTTTAGTTCATCAACTAAAGAACCTTCATACTTTGTAATTAATAAAGGTGTAGGAAATATTTGTAATAATTCGTCTTTCATATATAGGATTATACTATATTATATTAAGTTTGTAAAATTAATTAAACACCACCATTTGAATCAGAAACTGCTTCATTACTTGTTTTAGCAGCAGTTAAATCTCCAAAGTCTGCAGCGTTACCAGTTGATGCTATTGTTACATAATCTAAAACATTTGAAGCACTTGGTGTGTAACCACCTCCCCAAGTTGCTCTAGTTCTATTTCCTGCTGATGCAAAACTTCTTCTAGCTACAGTTAAATTTCCAAAATCAGTAGCGTTACCAGTAGAAGCTATTGTTATATAATCTATTACATTTGATTTACTTGAATCATCATCTCCACCACCAAAAACTCCTCGTGTAGGTGAAGCACTACCTGCTTTACCATAAAGCGCAACTGTTAAATCTCCAAAATCAGCAGCATTACCAGTTGATGCTATAGTTATGTAATCCATTATATTAATTATTCCAGAAGGTGTTTTTTGAACACCTCCTGCAAACACACCTCTAGTTGTACTACTTGTAGCAGCACCATTATATTTTGCAGAAGTTAAATCACCAAAATCTGATGCATCACCAAAACTAGCCATTGTAATATATTGAATTACATTAACAGCATTAGGACTTGTTGCAGGGCTACCTCCTGCTCCTCCTGCACAAATTCCTCTAGTAGAACTGTTTAAACCATAAAAACCTCTACCAACAGCAGCTAAATTTCCAAAGTCAATAGCATTTGATTTTGTACTAAATTCAACTACATTAATATTTTTTGTTAAAGCAGGTGCACCTGCACCACCTTGCCAAAAACCTCTAGTTAAACTAGCACAACCACCAGGCCAATATTTATTTGTAGCTGTCAAATCTCCAAAATCATGAGCATTACCAAGAGCAGAAACATTTATTTCTTCTATAACATTAATCATACCTCCTGAATAACCTCCACCATATAAAGCTCTTCCTGTGGTTCCAGGCATATAAGTTACTGATGAACGTTGAAAATTATTATTACCAGAAAAATCTATACCATCATGAGATGTAGTTGCTCCTTTATTATTATATTTATTATCAACATTTAAGTCTCCAAAATCTGTCATGTTTCCTAGCGTAATCATATTAAATCTTGTAACATTATTAACTATTCCAGGATAGTGAACACCCCCTAACATAAAAGCCATTGTGCCTTGACAGGCACTTGCAGCTTGTCTTTGACCACCAGTATTAAATAATTCTCCAAACTCTGTTGCATTACCAGTTGAAGCTATAGTAAATACATCTGTTGCACCCACGTTTTTACTACCAGCCTGGTGACCTCCCATAAAAAATCCTCTTCCAAGAGAATCATTTGCTGCACCCATGTAAGCTGCAGTTCCAGATAAATCTCCAAAATCAGCTGCATTACCAGTTGATGCTATAGTTACATAATCCATAACATTTAAAAAAGCAGGTGACGGTGAGCTTCCATCTGTACCACCAGCAAACACTCCTCTAGTAGGACTTGAAATTCCAACAGGTGCATTTCTTGAAACAGTTAAATTACCAAAATCAACAGAGTTACCAGTTGAAGCAATATTACCAAAATCAATTACATTAATAGCAGGATTACCACCAAAACATAAATACGTAATTTCATTACTAGTAGCTCCTCCATAACCTCTTGCAACTGTTAAATCACCATGATCACTACACTTACCGCCTGATGCTACAAGCACACTATCTATATCTGTTACATTACCACCAGTTTCACCTCCATAAAATAAAGCTCTTGATCTATTTGATGCACTTAAACCACCATATAAATCACGACCTCCTAATAAATCTCCAAAATCAACTGATGTTCCTGATGATGACATAAGCATTACTGAACCACTTGTTCCATAACTTCCAGGATCTACTGCACCACCCATTTCAATAGCTCTGTCAGATCGAACTTCGTTAGCTCTTGTTTTATCATATCGTTCTCTAATATTCCAAACAGCCATTAACTTAATCCTCCATGACCATTAGATGCTGAAGCGTTAAGCATATTGACAACAGTTAAATCTCCAAAATCTGCTGCGTCTCCTGTGGAACCAATAGTAATATAATCTATGGTTACTGATCCTGTATCGTCTGCAATATTTCCTCCAGACATTACACCTCTTGTAATATTTGAAGTTCCTCCTGTTCGTCTAGCTACAGTTAAATCTCCAAAATCTGTGGCATTACCAGTTGAACCAATAGTAATATAATCTATGGTATTATAAAAAGTAGATGCTGGAGCTGAAAAAGTATATCCTCCTGGAAATACACCTCTTGTAGCAGAACCAAGTCCAGTGGTCCATCCTCTTGCAACTGTTAAATCTCCAAAATCTGTAGCATTACCAGTTGAACCAATTGTTACATATTCCATTGTGTTTTGAAAAGATAAACTTCCTTGTTCACCACCTGCTAAAACTAATCTTGTAGTACTAGCTATTCCACCTACGTTTGCTCTAGCAGCTGATAAATCTCCAAAATCAGATGCATTACCTATTGTTGCAATTACAACATAATCTATTACATTTGATTTTGAAGGAGTTTCACCACCTGCAAAAACAGCTCTTGTGCTATTAGAATTACCACCTACTCTTCCTCTTGCAGCTGATAAATCTCCAAAGTCACTACTATTTCCTTCAGACGCAAAAAATGTTGAGTTAATATGATTAGTGCTTGCACCTAAACCACTAGCAGTCACAGCTATTACACCATTAGATCCTCTTCCTTCAGTGGCTGTGGCAGTATTTAAATCTCCGAATCTAGCTGCATTACCTGTTGTTGATATGTTAAAAAAATCTATATGAGTTTGAGCTGTAAAAGAATTATTTACACCTCCTAATCTAAGTGCTCTTTGTCCTACACCTGGTCCTTGTGCGATTGGTGCTATTCTTGTTCCTTGATATCCGTCATTTAAACCACCGTGTGCGTTTGATCCTCCTGAAGGACCTGCAACACCATTATTCATATCTCCAAAATCTACAGCTGCTCCACCATTTGCAAATATTGCAAAATCAATAGTGTTAACTTTACTTCCAGTATTTCCACCTGCTGTTAAACTTCTCACAGAATTAGAAGCGTTACATGTATATCCTCTAGCTGATGTTAAATCTCCAAAATCTATAGCATTACCTTGACTAGTCATTTCTAATTTTTGAATATGATTAACATAATCACTTCCATAACCTCCTGAGACAAATCCTATAGTAGATGAAGAATTATTTCCACCGCTTGTTCCAACAGCGTATGCTAGATCTCCAAAGTCAGTAGCATTACCAGTTGTAGCAATTTGAACAAAGTCCATTGTATTTACATAAGAACCTGTCGTGCCTCCACAACGAATAGCTCTTGTTGGACTTACAACACTCTGAGGTTCTTGAACACTTTGTGTTAGATCTCCAAAATCTGTTGTGTTACTTGTAAAAGCCATGGTAACAAATTCAATAATATTAACATTAGAAGGCGTTGCACCTCCCATTCTAAGCCCTCTAGTAGAGTTACTAGCTCCAGTCACAAAGTTTGTATTAGCACTTATGTCACCAAAATCAGCAGCATTACCTTGAGTCATTATGGTTACATAATCCATAACATTTGTTATACTTGGAGTCCCTCCTCCTAAATGTATATGTCTTGTGAGTGAAGAAAATGCTGATTGGTGTTTTCTGTTTCCAGTTAAATCTCCAAAATCTGCTGCATTACCTGCTGATGCTAAAGTTACAAAATCTATTACGTTTATAACTGAACCTGTATCACCCCCAGAAAAAATTCCACGAGAACTATGATTACGCCAATAGCCACCCATAACAGCGTCATTGACTTGTTTTAAAGTCCATACGCCCGAACAGTCATCAAGTTGCGGGTAGTTCGCCATTTAAATTCCTAGTCTATTTTTTTAGTCCAAACATAATTAGCTGCATTAGTTTGATTAAAATCTTGTTGTCCACCTTCTCCATCAGGTTCTTTCCAATCAGATGTGTAAGTATCTAAATAAGATTTTATTGCTGCTGCATTTGCTAATACACCTAAACCTTCTTCATCTGATCCATCAACAGTTGCACCAATCATGTCCCAATCTTGAGGAGATGCACCGCCATTTGCTTTTGGATAGTATCCACCATCAGCTATGAAAGTTGGAATAGTCCCTTGAGAAGTTAAGTTATATTTAATTATTTTATTTGCCATTTGTTGTATCCTTATTATCTATTAGTTTAGTATTAAGCGACTCTTCATCGTACAGCTTAAATCCTCTACGTTCTGCAAACTTATTTGCATCACTAGAAAACTTAGCCGCGCACGCTTCTAACCATTGCATGGTCATTTCATGTGTAGGCGCTTTGCCTTCATCCATCATCTTATTTTCCATTTTAAGATACGCATAAATTTCAGCTTGTGCCTGTGCACTGTTTATACCCATATCGAAGAGATAAATCAAGTTCCCTTCATCAATAACTCCACCCCTAGCTCTTGCTGCATTTAGGGCTTGTTTCATACAAGTCATAACATGATAGTTAGCTTCTTCCTTTTCATACTCTTCTTCAGTAATGTCTTCTTTACCTAGTTTTTTAAGAATACTTTTATATTGATTAGTAAAAAAATTCATTTTTCTTATGGCACCTGATATAGAGTTTTGAATATTATTCATATTAACCTGTATTTCTAAAATCTCTGTTTCAAGTAATTCTTTTTCAAACTCAGTCATATCTAAATCTGTTTTAAGTTTATGTTCTTTTTCTCTAAGCTCTATGTCTTTTTTTCTCATCTTAAGATGAGCTTCTTCTAAAGCCATTCTAGTTTTATCTATTTCAGCTAATGTATGTTTGACTGATCTTATAGGTGTGATCGCTGTAACATCTAACATAACACCCATAAACTGTGAGTGTGATTTATAAAAATTTGAGCTAGATTGTTTTATCGCTGGCAAAGTAGTATGGATATTATCCAACATTGCTTTGTATTCTTTTTTAACTAGCGGTGAATTTGATATTTCTTTTATTATTAGATCTTTATTTGACATTTATATTTCCTCCCAGAAATTGCATTGTTTATATTTATCAATGA